CCGTCATCTGCAAACACAGAAACATTGCTGTAAGCACCTGTTGGATCGATGATTTCTCTTGATCTACTAACTCCGCTGGCTGTTCTATTGCTCGCTTTGAGCTTGATGATTTCTTGAGATGCTGCCAGCGGCACCACATTGTAATCTTCTGCAGTGATCATTCTGTTCTGGGCATAGTAAACCTGAGATGCTTTGGTCTTGATGCTGTCATTTGATTCTGATGCCGCTGAGTTGTAAACTGATTGCTGCAGAGCGCAGGTCACGGTGAGCGATTGTTCTCCACCGGCCTTGTCCAGATAAGGCACCACAAAACTTATACCTTGAAGGTCTGCTGACTGTATTGAATATTTGGCATTGTCGCTGGTTCTGTAGTACAATCTAAAAGTTCCCAAAGGAATGTTAGAAAAGTTTCCGTCACCGAACACTAGGTCAACGGTGTCATTGTTCTTGGTCGCAACATTATAGATGTCTCTCACGTCAGATGCCAAACTGTTGTATATCACGTTGCTGCCAGATAGGTCTGGCACCTTGGTCCATAATTTTTCTATTTGACCGAAATCGTCCAATTTGTATAACCAAAGGTCGGTGTTGTTTATGTTGTTGACTGTGATAGGTTGCACATAATTTGTGGTTGGTTGGCTGATTGAAAATTCTGTGCTGCCTAGAGATCCTTGCTTGAACAGGACAAAAAATCCTGTGTTGGGACTGGTATCGCCTGCTCCATCTATTCTGTACATGTATGTGAAACCTGTTCCAGGAATAGGATCTTGCTCGTATATGGATTCTGAACTGGAAATGGTTGCCGGAACTATTTCAAACTGTCTACTGATTCCGCTGACCGATCTACTAAAGACAAACACTGGAACATCGGCGTTGTTGGAATTAAATGTGTAAACTTCTGTGGGTGTTCCTCCGATTGAGTCGCTTTCTTTTGGTTTACCGAATCTCTGTCCGTCCACATTGGCGGCATTCAACACCGTGATAAATTGCTCTCTGTAGTTTGTGTTGGACGGATCGTTCCAAACGATCGTGGAATTTATTAAACTGTTACCACTGCTGTCTTTGACATCTTCAGAAGTAGATATTGAAGTTATTTTTAAAAGTCCGGTAGCTGATAAATTTCTCTTGGCATTGTAATTGATCAATCTGGCCAATCTCAAAATACTGTTTCTTCTCTCTGCAGTTTCTAAAAAATTCTCTCTTGCATTTAGATCCACTCGGAAACTCAAGCTCTGAGCAATGTAAGCGATGAGATCTATCAGAGCAACATACTCTGAACTCTCAACAAAATCATTGAAATCGTCTGGATAATTTTCTCTGAGATAGGCCACCATGGTCCTTCTCAGTGTTTCAAAGTCGTAAGATTTAAAATCTGCCTGTTGAAAGGCGGTGTAAATTTTGCGCCAATCTTGGGCTACAAGCAATCGATTTTGTCTGTCAGTGGTGGCCATAGTTTAAACTATGGATATTTATTGATTTAATTATATGCGTAGATTAAGAAAGGCGCAAAGCAGCGTTTTCGTCGAAACTAAAGGTGAGTTTTTCAGTTATGTTGTAGGGTATGTAGGTAATAGTGGCCTGCACCGATATTCCATGCTCTGATTCGCTTACCAATATCTCTCTGGTGCTCAATCTGGGATCAGCATTGAGATTTTGTGCGATATCATCTGCCACTGCCTGTTTGGTTGCTTCTGTCAATGGTTCGAACAGCACATCATAGATAATGGTACCGAAATCGGGATTTTCCACTCGTTCCCCCTTCCTCACGCTCAGTCGATTGATGAGATCTTGCTTGATCAATTCAAAATCATACAATTTATAATTCCTTTTGTCGGCTCGTGAGCTAAAACCTCTAAAGGTCTGCTGACCGCCTGCGATAAAATTATTCTTTTCCTGTTCGCTCATAATTAAAATCCAAATATCTTACCTATGCTCCTGCCTACCGTAGCTATTGTGGAGGTTACCTGATTACCTATCATGCCCACCACGCTCCTGACCTGGGTCACCGCTGTTATATTTTTACCCATCACAGATTTATAAATGTTATTCACGACATTCACTTGACCTAATACGTTATTTACTTTGCCCAAGCCTTTGCCCAAGCCCAAGGCACTGATTCCCATACCTGCTAATCCTCCCAGTGCTCGATTAGCTACACCACCGATTGCGTTGCCGGCCAAGTTTTGTAGATTGCCCAATCCTGCCTGCACTCCCCCCAGCGCGTTGCCTGCTGTGGAAAACACCCCCTTGGCCGCACTTAGGTCATTTATCACCGACGTGACCGATCCCGTGATAGCCTGAGATAGGTTGCCCGTTGAGAACAACACTCCTCCTTGGTTAACAAATATTTGATCTTTTAATAAATTCAATGACCCACCAGTGACTGATTCGATCGTTTGTTTGATGGTTGAGCTCACTCCATCTGCCAAGGGTGATATGTTGAATGGGCCCGTAACCGTTGCGGGAAATCTATCCAAATAAGTTTTGGCATAATCTTCTGCGGCTTTGGATAATGCCCTTACGTCGGTCACAGGAAGATTTAATTTTTTCATATAGACTTCCAGATCCGCTTGGAACTGTCCGGTCCTCAAGGTTGGATTATCGCTGTTTCTGTTCAACTGTGCTAGGAATCCCACCGTGCCCGGCACGTTGCTGTCTTTGTCATCTATGGTTCCCGGAAAACTCACAATCTGATCCCAGTGGGCATAAAACGGTTCGTGTGTTGGAACTCTCAGTCCTGACATGGACACGTTTAAATCGGGTGTCCATTGTAGAGGTGGGGAATATTTTTTTTGTTTCACATCCACGTCCGGTATTAGCTCTCTCAATGTGCCCGTGCCGCTATCATCATAGAACTTTGTCCTTTCATAGGTGACTATCTCATTTGGGTCAGTGTAGGTACTATTGAAATGTACTTGTTCACCGGTTAAATGATGCTGACCGGTTGCCATATGCAATTGAGCCATGCCGGCGTAAGATATGATTGAACCGCTTATCGCTTTATTATTAAACGATCCTCCTGACTGTATCTTTGTGTCTGTGTCAGAATAGGTCTGTATCATGCCTCCATCCAATACTAATTTCTGTATGCAGCTCATTTTTATTTGTCCCTTGGCAAACATGTTGATGTTGTTGTCGCTGTGCAGGCCTATGTCACCCACGGCTCGCAATGCGACGGCGCCCCCTGAATAGATGTCGATATTTCCATCGCCGCTAAATTCCATCCAGACGTTGCCCGATCCATTGGCAAGATATATCACACCCTTGGTGTCATGCATCAGTAATTGATGGCCGCTGCTGGTTCTCAGTCTGATCAACTCATTGTTGCCTGCAGCATCACCATCATCCATCACGAATGTGTGACCTGCTTCTCTCTCCACGGGTCTTTCAGGATTAGCGTCTGTGGGTCCTAATTTAAATTTCTTTTTGCTTTCTACATTTATTCTTCCAGGAGTGCTGATTCCAAATACTGCACTGGGACTCTCTCTTCTGGCAGAACTAGTTGTGGTGCCACGCAGTGGGTCTTTTATTAATCCCTGATATTTCAATCTATCAGCAAAAGGATGCACAGGCTTTTTAAGTTTATCAAGTCCTCCAACATTGCTCGCTACATCCCATGTGGTTCTATTGACTTCACCCACAGGTACTTCTTTGGTTCCGTATAACCTTTCCACTGTTTCGGCTGAATCATCTGATCGTCCCTCTGCTGCCAAAGCAGTGTGAGGACTGGCAGCGATACCTGGTATCATATGATTGGTATAGGGATCTTGCACGCAACCAAACCAAAAACCTTCTGATACTTTTCCTTCCACAAAAAGCACTAGTACTCTGGTATCAATATCGGGCGGGACCATCCACATTCCATAACTGTGGGGGCTGTCATCAAAATCATAGGGACTGGTTCTTGTAGTAGCGCTGGGACTCTTTGCACCATAAAAAGGTGTTAGATATTTTACGTCATATAGCATATCAGAAGGACCTTCGTCTGTACCTGACAAGCTAGGAATCATCACTTTCAATCCTCCCATTCTGGTAGGATCCACGTTGTCTTTGACAATGCCTATGTATGGGCCTGGATCGACCTCGGTGTACTGAGTGGTCCTAAACTGTTTATTGGGTGTTGATGCGTCTCCGTATATGGTCATAATATGCTTTATTTAAAATTAATTTCAAAAAACAATTTCTCCCTGATTCGTTGACCGAATGTTGTCCTTAATCACTTTCAATTCTTCCTGTTGTTTATCAAATTTTTTATTCAGCTCTTGTATCGTTTGTATCGATGTCATCTGTTTTCCTTGGTTGTTAAATCTTACCAGATCCAATACTTGTGTGAATTTTCCACTGTCAAAAATGCTTTCTACTTGTACCACTTTATATAGTCCACTAAAAACAATGTTCTCTAAGTTTTTAAAATTCATCACGCTCTTTTTTTCGTCTATGTCTGCGGGGAACCTAAAATCCAATGTGATGAACGGCTCTGCCTGATCATAGTTAAAACAGCCTAATTCTTCATCCCAGGCCTTGCCATCGAAGGTGGATGTGACCGTGGTAGATTTGCTTGTGTTTTGGGCATCTTCTTTTTGGATTCCTATGCTGCTCTTGGATTGGTTGGGCAGAGCAAAATCCTGTCCTATGAAAGCAGGATCTCCCAGTATAGTCATTTGCACATTGACCATGTCTCCCATGGGTGCTGTTAGATACTCATAAAATTCATCTACCTGAGATGTGCTTGGGCCTTTGCCCGAAGAAGGATCAGCCGATTTAGTGTAGGAAGGATATCTGCGCAGAGGCAACAGAGGTTCGGGTTGGCTTTGAACTAGAGATCCAAATCTTTGATAAAGATCTTGAAAGGAAAGATCTTTGACATCTCTTTTTTTTGAACCATCAGCTCCTGTTCCATCAACCAGTGCCGCTTGAAAATAACCAAATTTATAATTTATTTTTAGATCCAATATATCGTGGTTGTCCCCGGTGTATATGTAATTGTATCTTTTTTTCACAGTCTTCCCCCACAATGGCGAAGCGCTCAATCCCGGCAATGTGAAATTCATCACATGCACTGCATATGGTATCACTGTAAAAGTGATTATTTTTGGATGCATGCCTGTTCTTTGGTCGAATTCTGCAGTATTTGTTTCCACGTTGGTCACAACCTTGAACCACGGCACATAGGGTTCTTTTGTTTGCGGTTCCGTTTGAGCCTCCATCTGTTTGTATTTGGCTTCTTGCTGCTCTCCTGTTTCTATCCAATATGTTTTCACTATATCGGTTATGTTTCTAAAATTATCAGCTCTTTGCACGCAGTCAGAAATCACCTTGGCTATGCTTTCGTTGGGCCTCACGCTGACAGGAAATTTGGCATTTGTCAGATTTGAAAGATTAAAGTTCCAGGCTTTGCTATTGGTCACCGGAATACTATTCTCAATTTTTATTACGTAGGTATCTTTTTTATCTCTCAATCCTTTTTCTATCTCCACATCCTGCATTTTGTTGAGAACTGCTGACAATTTGTCCATGGCTTCAACCAGGGTGCCGCCTGTTCCGACGTTGCCGAAAATGTTACCGGATCCCCTGATGTACAGGTATCTATCCGTCATGGCAAATTCCGTCCATGGCACAGCACTTATTGTGTAGACAGTGCCCCCTGCATTGATCTCCATCTCTGCATTGGTAATTTTAATTGGCAAAACTCTCTTGGTTATAAGTTTTAAGGGATTGCCTATATTGTCATAGCCTCTAAATTCCAATGTTAAGAGATAGGGTGCATCCACGTGATCTAAAAATTTGTTATTGAAAGCTGCCGCTTTCATTTTTTCAAAAAGTGTAACACCAAACGGTTCATGCATGACCATTTCTATCTTAGTGAAATTCATCATCTTCCTTTGCTCGTTGGGGCGATGCACTGCATTTATTATTACTTTTTCAAAAAATATATCATGTCCCCTTCTTAATATTTCGTCTGATTTTTCTCTCGACTTAATATAACCATCTTTGTGTTTGAAATCAGAGTAGACTGTGCCGTTGTCCGCGTTGTCCACTGTTGCCTTGGCTGAATTTGCTGATCCTTCTCTATTGAATTCTGAAAATCTTCCTTCCGGGCCTATGCCAGAACTCTTGGCAATAACATCGTGTGGTGAATCTTTTTTTATTTTTTCGGGCTTTCTAAGGTCATTTTGTGACAATGCCGACAGCGTCCATACATAGTTGTAGGAAGCATACTGATGCAGTCTGTTTGATTCTGCTGTGTCTTCTTTTTGAGGATTTTTATTGATAGTCTCGCCTGCATATGCTAATTTGTTAGATCCTTGTAACCCATTGAACAAGGTTTTTGTTTTTTTTATGTCACTAAAAATAGAATAATCTACCATTTTTATATGCCTAGATCATTTTTTAGATTGCTCAATTTGGGCAACTGGATAGTTTTGCCAGGAGCGAAATCATATATTGGGTCTTCGATTGCGTCTGGGTTTCTCTGAGCGAACACCCACCATAATCTTGGAGTGCCGTACAAGTCAAATGCCAACAGGTCCGGTCGGTAGGCATATGTTCCCGTGATGGTGTATGTGACATCATCCTGCTCTGCTGTGATTGTGCGAGGCAATAAAAAATCCAAACTGATGTTGTTTTGTGTTGTATTGAAATATGGAGAAGTGTTACTGTATTTGGCCATTAGATGTATCCTATTCCGTTTTTATCATTCAAGTCGCCATTGATAAATTTTTTCATGCTGAAATTTTTAACTGATTGTCTAGAGTAGATCGGTTGTAGTTGTAATGTGACCTGGCTCATCGTGGGAGCCCACGAAGTGTTTTTGTCTGTTAATAATAATTCCGGTCCAATGAATGATTGTTGTTTGTTTTGATTGCCCTGCACTGTGCAGATATAATCAACGTCGGCTCTTAGATCAATCGAGAAGTTTGTCACTATCACTGGCACTTTATTAAACACGTATGCTCCGTATCCCGAAAAGCTCAATATGGGAGGTGGATTTCCTTTTAATTCATCTTCTCCTCCAAAAAACATCTTGGTCACCGACCTAAAAAAATGCAACATGGCAATCCAGTAGCGTGCATCTTCTTGATTCTGCACGGGGAACTCTCCTACCACTGTGAAGCTGGGCACTTCGCTGTGTGAGTAGGCATAGAATGGATAGTTGCTGTGTGTGAGGTTCAATGCATTGTAAGATGCCGAATGATTGATTATGATAGAGGGAGTGATAGGAAAAGTTACTCCACCGGTGCCCGCTAGGGGAGCCAGCACATTACTTCTCAAAACTCCACCATCATCATCCCTACCCGTTACGAAGAATATCGATTGCAATTGACTGTCTGTGGGCAAAACCACTTTCACCCTAAAATCCTGTTTTCCGCTACGCACGGTCCACTGGGCTGATCCTCGCAATTTCATGTTGGCTTCTGCACCCTTGTTTAGACCATTGCCGAACAGCCTGCCCAGCGTGCGATTGAAGATATTACCGCCCACGTTGGACAGCACCTTGCCTATGCCGCCTGTGCTGGAATTTTGTTGTTCGATATTAGGTTGTAAATCCATAAAAAAACTATTATAATAGCAACTGTATTTATAGGCATCATTTTAGGCGCACTTTGTAGCTGAAAAACACCCAAAAAAGTTCAAAAACTAAAGGATTTAAAAAATGAAAAGAGTGAATTATCTAAACAATCGTGACTTGCTGTCCGAAATACACAAGAGCAAGAATACCTATTCTTCCTACGTGAGTACTAAAGACAGTCAATATGATATGATTGTTAACGACATTAAAAAAATTAATGATGCCAATATTACTCGGGCAAGAAAAATACATGCAAAAAGGCTCACTGCAGAAGCATGGGATCAAGCTAAGAAAACGGGAAACAAAAGGATCAAGATGAGTGATTACGAGGTGTCCCCAAGAAAAGTTAAAAAGACGGATCTGGTGTTTCGAGTGATGACATTTGATCACGTCACCACAGACAGCGAGAGGAAGAAGAATCCCAAGACTCGAGCGGACCATCACACCAAGGTCAACTTTCCCCCTTTCCAACACTATAGAATAGACGACAAAGGACAACTGGTCTGTGTGGGCAAGAGTCACTGGGTGGGCGGCATGAGCAATGGACACTTCTCTAATGATCACGGCAAGATAACTCCCACGCTGGCCCACATGTTTTTAAAACTGGCAGAAAGATATAGCCAGAGGAGCAACTGGCGAGGTTATACCTATGTGGATGAGATGCGTTCTCAAGCACTGGTGCAATTGAGCCAGATAGGTCTGCAGTTTGACGAATCTAAATCTGAGAATCCTTTCGCTTATTACACAGCGGCCATCACGAACTCGTTCACAAGAATTCTGAACATCGAGAAGAAAAATCAAAACATTCGTGATGACATATTGGAAATGAACGAG